GTTCCACTTTGTACCTCAAGTACTGATGGAGCCGACATACTGCCAATATTCATAACGATATTCGATGCAGCCAATTTATTAAACACAGCTACTGCCAGCGTTTCGATACCGTTCAGGTTGCCCTGGTTGTCCAGCATTGGCACCGTCATAATGATCTTCAGGTTCGCTAATGGAGCGATAGCGGCGTACGTGTTATTACTTGGCGTAATGTAATTATCCGCCGGGGCCACGATGACCGAGTTGGCTGTGATCGTTGGCGGAGGAAAAGCAAAAGTATTCCAGGAGTTAGGGTTAGCCAGAGCGGCGGCTACCGTAGCTCGTAAGGTTGTAATCGGCGCTGGCATCTGCTATCCGATCATACTGTTTGGATTTTGGTAACCGGCGATGAGGCCTCTGATCTTGCCGATCATTGAATTACCCATCCGGTACGGTGAAGGACTAAATCCATCGATTGATACGCCGCCGGTCTGTGATACCTGGCGAGCTTGGAATATGTCTACCGCCAGAATCATCGCGGCCTCGCGTACAGCCGGGGTGGTCGCGTAGCTGTTTGTCTTTGTATCCGCGCCCACGGCAGAGCCATAAGGGAGGACCCGGCTAAAATTAACATTAGCTGCAACCTTGGTAAATTGGATAAAGCTATAACCGGCTGGCCAATTCCAGGCGTAGTTATTCCAAACGATCGACGGGATTAAATTAGTAGTACCGGCGCTCCAAGGCATAGTTCCCGTAATTGTGTACGTGCCGTTAAAGGTTGAGCCGCATCCACTCAAGGTTACGGATTGGCCGGTTGTAAAGATAGCCGGGTTCGCGATCATTACGGTTGCAACATTATTCTGCAAAGTGGTACCGACAACCGGCGCGGAAGCGAACCATAAAAATTGATTTAGAAGATCCTGGGCAGTCTGGCAGCACGTCTCGACGATATCCGATGAATAGAGCGCATCGATTCCAAGGTTGGCTCTTAACTCTGCCTCGGTGACGTAAGTTGCCGGCACAATAATCTCCTTACTTAAAAAGGCCGGTAGGGCTCAAAGGGCTAAGAGCCCTACCGACTATTAGGGTTGTGGCTTAGATTTTCGCAAACTTGATAATACCGTTAGGCATCTTTGCGATAGTTGCCATAAATCCGTAGATCGCAACCTGTACTTGTAGGTTAGATACTACGTTCACTGACATATAAGCCTGAGGTCCACGATAAACGGTGAACGCCTCAGGAGCCAAAATAATGGCTGAGTTATCATCGACAGTAGTCTCTGCAAAGTTACGGTCTACATACAGATCGAGTCCAAGTACGTTACCGCGAATAGAGCCAGGCCCTACCTGTCCAGCCGCGTTCATTGGTTGAATTGCATTATAAATTGGTCTCTTTGTGGTATCTGTTGCTGACATCAGTAGCTGCCATTGTGCACCGTTGCCGATGTAGTTCTGAGCAAAGTAACCGGTGTTTTCATAGACAAGCTTTGCAGCTTGTGAGCTGTAAGCGATAACGCCGTCGCTATCAGCTGTAGTAGCTGATGCGTTAGTACCTGCAGCTAATAGCGCTGTAAGCACTGCGGTATCAATAGAAGTTAAATAAGCGTTTTGAAGTTGGTTAGTCAGTTCCGCATAAAAATTTGGATCTGATCTCTCGAGGAGCTCAACACTTATGGTATTCATTCCGGAGTACTTGGATACAGTTCCAGTTAAATATTGTGTAACCATACCTGTATTAGATACGGCTCCAGCTTCGGCCTCTACTGTGACAGTCGGTGCAACGCCTGAACCGCCACCTGCTGATGTAACAAGTGATGGGACGTTAATTGTCATACCAGAATTTGGAAGAACTCCCTGACTGCAGGCATCAATAGCCGGGGTTCCAAAGCGTGTATTAGTTACAAACTCTGATAGGTACTGAGTTGGATTAAATGCCGGGTTAGTTGAAAAGCTATCGTCTGCGGCAGTTACATAAAGACGAGACTCATCGCTACCTAGTGCAGCTTTGATCTTGTGCTCTGTGTATGTTGCCATAGATACGATTGGTGTACGGACTCGCTGAGAATCCAATACTGACGGACGAATGATCTTACGAGCGGCTTCGACTTTTTCAGCCTCGACCGGTGTATCTACCGGAGTCTCCTCCGGTGTATTTTCTGGGGCTGTAGTCACAGCTTCCTCGCTTTCGGTTTCTGTTTCGGTCTCTACGATTGTCGTATTGATCGTTGTGGTTTTGGTGCTTGTGCTTGTTGCAGCTTCGAGCGCAGCTCGTGCCGCAGCAATATCAGTTACGGAGGCGCTGGAGAAAGCGGCACTCTCGACGAGGCTAACTTCCTTGAGGACCGCAGCCGTTACTAACAGGTAATCTCCCATTGGCTTCGAAGCGGTTACATCCACTCCGACGGATAAGCCACTGACCAGATTTTCCTGAGCGAGTACGAGCGCATCTTGTCCTCGAGTGCTACTCGAAAGCTTAAACGATCCGTACACGCCTTCAGTTGAATCGCTGAACGAAATTGCGCGACCTACCGGCTTATCTTGTTGATGCTGCATTAAAAGCTTTATCTGTGAGGCCTCGGCGTAAGTAATTGAACCGCGCTCGAACATTACAGGGCCTGCACTCGTAAAACCGATCTCGCCATATGGTGCAACAAGTCCGGATACGATACGGCGCTCTGTATCAGCCGCCTGGATTTCTTGACTAAACGTTAGTAGCACTTGCATCTCCTAGCGGTGTGAGTTGTTCCATTTGTCGAGCTTGGTTTACATCAATTAAATCTAGATTTAGCATTTTTTCAATAATGTCTAAACGATCCTTAGCATCTACACGAAGGAACGTATCGTCTACCGCAAAGCGCACTTGATTTTGGCTATTGGTAATGTCATTCATACTGAGGCGGTCCTCGATCGCGGAAATATAAGGCTGCAAAGAATAAGCGACGAATTCTTTTCTGCCATCCAGGATATTTTGATATGTCATCGAGTTATTCATATCGCTCGAAATCATATATGCCGGTACATTCATCGAACGTGCGATCTCGGTACTTAAATACTGTGAGGCCTCCGTGTAGGCCATATCTTTAGGCGAGAATGAAGTAGGTACATAATCCAAAGTCGAAGTCAGATACGCCGTCGATCGATTTTGGCGAGCGCTCTTGAACGCAGCTAGTAAACCTTGGATCTGTGTTTCAGGAAGGTCGGCTCCCGAGTTCTTCAATATGCCAGTCGGCATCGGAGTTGCAGCACTTACCGCCGCCGCTTTCTGGATGTCATAAGCAGCGCGAATAGTGGTACTTGCGGTTTGTAATACACCAGGAAGAAGTGACTGAAAAGTGACAAGCGAGCCAATGCCACTCATCGGTACCAAGTCACCATCAACAAAATAATCTTTTACTTCAGTTCCATATTTGTCAGTGGTATATGTTACGCGGTTATTAGCAACCCACTCAAAGCCTGACGGCCTGCCATCGTCGGCATACAAAGAAGTAACGCGCCAGTAGGCGATTGAATAAAATATAAGAGAGTCCACGGTTGCACTTATTGTTACGCTTCGTGGTTGTCGAATGTCAGGTTGCTCAAGCCAAACAGGGCTACCTAACTTTTCACCAGTTGATTTTTTATATAATGCTAAATCGATCGACGAGATAACGCCGGCGATAAGATTTCTGCATCTTGATACGGAAGCAACCATTAAAGCAAAGTTGCGATCGATACCGACATTGTTATAACCAAAAGAGCTATTAGTGTTAAATGATCCGTACCCGTAGGTGGTATCCATAACTGCTGGTGCATATTGAGCTTCAATAGCCGGCTTGTCAGCCGCCTTAAAACCTAAAGTTTGAAGTAATCCCATAACCGCCATTTTCCCATAATGTCAAGCATAAGTACGGCTATCTGCCGCGTGTCTAAACGTAAACTTTAGCCTCACTCATTGGCTGCGTTAGCACGTGAACGACCATACTTAAACCGATCGCAATATCAACCGGTCCAGCGGATTTACGACGGATGATTCTCCAGGAGGCATCCGATTCTTTAGCTGCACAGTTAGACATATGTGTAACAAGCTCGTCCTGGCCACTATGTACCAGGCGTTTATTAGCCAGGGCCTCGTAAAGATCGCCTGAGGCCTGATATCCCTTTTGGCCTGATATATCGGTTATCTGGATTCCATTAACTTCAAGCCTTTTGGCTATTGAGGCGGTTGTGTACTTATCAAAGCAGACTTGTCTCGGGAAATAGAGCTTGGCCCAGCGAGCGATCGCATTGGCAACGAATAGCTCATCGATGGATACGTCCGAATGAAATACCTCTAACACAGCTACGCCTATGCGACCGTCAGGCATTACCTGGCCCATTACGAGCGAACCATCGCGCCTGCTCGGTGCCACGTCAAAGGCGAATACGGTAAGCGGACCGGGTACAAGTTTAAGGTCTTTATCGCCGGCCTCTTCAACCGACATATGAGGCCAGGGGCTGGCCGTAGAGCTAATCCACTGGCAAAGCATCTCGGTCTTTGTAGTTTCGATTGGTTGCGTACTAACGGCCTCTTCTAATGCCGCCTCCGTGACCGTGTAGCCAAGGGCCGGATTAGCAGAAGCCCAGCCGTCACGATCGGTTATCTTAGCGAATGGCGGAGCGCTGTATTCATAGTATCCGAACGATTTAGGCGGCGTACTCCTGGCCCTCTCGACAAGATCGTTCAGCACAGTGCTGAAGGAATCACCGGCATTGGAAGTCAGTAGGGTCTGAGCGTTTGGCTTTGCTCTCGTGGTCGGAGTTGCTGCGCGATAGCCTTCTTCCGAGATCTCGCGTACCTCGTCAATATAAAGCAGCGAGGCGGTACGTCCGCGAGAACCGTCTCTTGTAGCTGCGACCACATCCAGGCGATGGCCATTTTTTAGCTCTATTGATTCGGT